TAACTGACTTTTCCCTATCTTTATAAACTTTGTCTAATTTTACATCAAGCTCTAATTTGCGATTTAAGGGTATTCTTTTTTCTACCTTATGCTCACCCCTATTGATAATAGATTGTAGCCTAGAGACCTCTTTTTGGAGCTCACAGCAGTATTCCCATATCTCTTCTATATAGTTCTGAGCTTTTATTCGTGCTAAATGCTCAAATCTATACTCTTCTTCCAATGTGAGTTTACATGGTTTCTTCGAGACTCTGTTCATCTTTAACCTTATATAGTTTATAAAATAGGATTTGTTTGCCCCATTTATTGTCAAATGTCCATACTTCAAGTTCGTGTTTTTTACCTGAAACTTCTATAGTATTTGACCATAATGGTTTGATGGTTCCAAAACGACCACCTTTTGTTTCTTTGCCTTTCCATTTACCTGTTATTTTATCAGGCCTCATGGCATTTGTGTTTTTATTTAAGAAGCCTTCGCTTACTAATTGTTTCACTGTATTTCCTTATTAGTTTATCTACCTTGTCTTGATTGACGAAATCAGACTTTTTGTAATTTTTCAGAAGATACAATCTTAATTGGTCTTCTGCTTTTTTTGCTTTTTCTATCAGCTTTTTTGACGACATTTTCCTTACCTTTCTGAGAGTACCTCCCAGATATATCATGTCAATTCTCAGCATACCCACATTGGGTACATTGATAATGACAGTCTTGTGCATATACTTGCTGTCCACATGAAAAACATTGCTTTATTTCTATCATAAGGACTTTAAATTTATAACTATTTAACATATATAGCAAGTACAAAAGTTAGGTTTTAAAGGCGAAAGGAAAGTGGTTGAAAGGTCATAACGAACCTATATCCACTTGATATGTAATAGCCCCCTATAGCTCACGCATCAAGGTTCCTAACTTTATCGGCAATGTTGTCAAACATATGGTGTAGCCGTGTACTTACTAATTTAATTGGGAAGTATCTTTTCGACGAGATTTTCTTCACTTATACATTCAATTTAATTATAATTATTAATTTAATTAACCTATAAGTTTAGCATTACTTCCCAAATCTTTGGGCAGAGTAGAAAGAGTGTAGGTGTCACAGAGGAGTTGTGACTGTGCGACTCTGCCCTAATTTTTACCTGTACTCTCTGGGGGAACGATAGTCCATCACAGCTATCTTACGCCACCGCTAGAGAGTCAAACGGCCCGAAACTTTTGTTATCGGGTACATGTGGTGGAGGCGTCACTTGCCCATTACAGGTAAATCTATTTCAAAAAACTTCTGACTTTGCTAATTTTCTGAGCACATATTTTACGGTATCTTCAGATAATTTTGCAAGACTTTTTAATAATTTTTTATAATCCTCGTCAGTTAAAGGACCTTTTCTTGTATTACATCTCCCACATACTATGTGAAGGTTAGAGATAATGCTACCACCGCCCATACTAAGAGGGATAATATGGTCGCATGCCATATTACTGACCACCAAACTCTCAGTGCAATATATGCACTTTGTCCCATAAGATTCATAAAGTAGCTTTCTAAGCTCCGTAAGCGATACTTTAAATTCGACTTCATATTCCTTGCTCCTTCTTTTTAGTGAAGATTTTAGTGTTGATGACTTCTTCATCATTCTGTGGAAAATCTTTTTAGAATGATTCTTGTGTATTGGAAGGAGCTTCTTCATGTAAAGCTCCTCCCAATTCACTTGTTGCCTTCTCCTAGTCTTTTTTGATTTGGTATTCCGCATATTTCCCATTTGGATTAAGGTTAACTATATTATAAGTCTTTCCTTTATATCCATTTCTTAAGGTATGTATTATTGCACCTAATCGCATTGTATGGTAGCTTCGATAAGCTTCCATTGGAGTAAGTTTAAGTCCACTAAGCAGATGCCTGAGGACTCGTTTCGTCTTTGATTCTGCCATAATCACTTTCCTTCTTTATTAGGTGGAATCCAAATTCCATTTTCCATATTCCTATTGTTATTCTTGCTCCTTGAGCCCATTCAGTTGACAATTTCTGAAGTCCTAGCCCAAATAACTTGAATAGTTTAATATAAAACATGGAATCGTCTTTGTATATCCACATTAATAAGCCTTTTCTTAACATGAGTTTCTCCTTAATCTAAATGAAGGCTGCCAAACTAGCTCTGTATCAAATAATTCTCCATCAGTATTTTTAAGCATACTAATTTCTTTTGTATCATTACCAGCTTGTCCATTTAAGCCAATTACTTTACGACTTGCATTTTCAATTGCACCACTACCTTTACCAGCATAGAGGTCCAATCTTTCTTCTCGGCTGTAGTTTCTACTCACCTGACTTATCTGTATTATTATTATGTCCATATTTACTGCTAAATTAGAGAGATAATGAGAAACTTGTTTAATTTGCTCATATTCACCCATATACCGTCCATTTGTACTTATTAAATCGATATAGTCGATAACTACAACGGCTGGTTGAAGTTCTCTAATTTTCTGTTGTATTTGGTCTAAATTAGGAGCTATAGTTTGAATAACTATATGATTTAACCTATTTTTATGTAGATTATATACTTCTTCATAGTTATTTGTTACTTGGTCCTTATCTAAACCGCTTACTATTTGCATGTTTCTTCTATGCATGTACCATGCTGATAACTCTAATGATAAATATAAACATGGAATTTGAGTTTCCACATTTATTGTATCTTTATTAAAATCAACACCTAATACTAGATTTTGTGCAAAAGTTGTTTTACCTGAGCCAGTTGGTCCAAATACTGTAACCAATTCGCCTGGATATATTTCGCAATCTGCACTTATTCCAAGAGCCTTTCCAACATCTATAGTTCTTCCACTAAAGTCTGTTGTAAGTCTATTAGTTAAGTCTTGTTGCAATTCTTCTGCATTCTTTACATCAATAAGATAGTCTTTTCTTTTGAAGTAAATACATCTAGTCTGGCAATTCTCATGCATTATTGAGTCTTGACATCCGTATCTGTAGCCTCTGTTATAGGTATATTCCACTTTTTCTACTACTTCATTTTTATCTAAACTATTGTTATTCCAATGAAGTATCATTGCTTTTGCATATTCTGATGGTATACCGTGTCGTGCACAATGCGATGCTATTCTCATTAGTGTTTGATTCCTATTGCCTTCTTGAGGCCCTATTTTTAGCATTCTTTGTACACAAGGGACTACATCTAGTGGTTCTGAGACGCTTTTAGCTTGCTGTATTCTTGGAGCTTCTTTTACTACATATTGCTCTAATTCTCCATTACCTAGTCTTTCTTGGTATGGAAAACCTAGTCTATTCTTTTTAGCTAACTCTAATATATCTATATCTAAGTCAAATAACTCTTTAACTTCAATAGGTATTTTATATAAGTTAGTTTTTAAATTAATAGTATGAGCAACTCTATATATCCCTGTTCTCATAAATATACTACTATCTGATTCAGGAAATATTTTTGCTATAGTGTTCTTAACAATGTAATGAACATTATCAGAGCTAGCAAAATTAAAGCAACTATTAGGGATGCTAATATGGTAGCCACTGCCCGAAAAATAACATTGTATAGATTTATGCGATACATCGAACTCTTCAAGTCTGACCACCATTGCGATAGCTTTTTGTCTAGTATGTTCATTTGATGAGCTCCCTTTATCAACATCTAATATAACATTATCAATAGCTCTTTTACCAAAGTAATTTTTCAGACCTCCATTATTATTTGCATAATCATATGCTTCTTTATCATAAAGATAAATACTTCTAAATAATGGTTCTTCTGGATTTATATACTTTAATAAATCTTTTTTGAGGATAAGGGAGCCACGATTTCTCGGACTCCCTTGGGCTATTTCTATGTAATCCATTACATATTGCTCATTGCATCTGAGCCAAATACCTCATCCATCTCTTCTACTGATACATCTTTCCATCCTTCTTTTGCAGGAGCTTCTTTTAAATAGCCCTTGCTTCTCATCCAGTTCATATCATCTGTCAAC